TTCCAGTTTTAAGTGTTCTTGCAGGCTCGAATAACTGGCGGATACCAGGTGGCCAGGCGGTGTACTTTGACTCGGAAACTTTGATCTCAATGCCGACGTAATTTTCTGGGTCTTCGCCCCATTTTCGTAAAGACTCAACCGCTTCTTTAAGCTTGAGCTGATCGTATTCGGGACGTTTTGGCAAATCTGAGATGACAATAAATCCCTCATCTTCGAAGCGCACGGTACCTGTGGTCTTGCCCATCTCCTGGCGCAACTGGTGTGCGCGGCCTCCAAAGCGGTGGTGCATTACCAACTGAAGAAACTGCTTGTACTGACGTGCAGATTCTTCGGCCGATGAGACGCGCTGTATCAGTTCATTAAGTTCGGCTAGCGGCATAGCTTCAAGCTCTGCCACCATAAAGTTACCAACCTCCTCAAGAGTGTCGGGTTCAGCAATCATGGAGATGCTCCTTTTCAATGGGTTGTTTCTGGGGTGGCGACAGGATTTGGCGTACCCGCCTTGCGTATACGATTACGGATTTCAGGCGGTGTCAGCTTGCTGCCGGACCGGATCGCGATATACCGGTAATTGCCATCCGCGAGCTTTAGGCTGAACAGATGAACAAGACCGAGCTCGCAAGCGATCCAGGCGCGACGTGCAATGGAATGCAGCCGGATGCGTTCTTTGGCAGCGAGGCCGCTACTTGACTCAGAACGATCGAGTAGCAGAAATCCCTCGTGGTACTGGATCGACTGCCCAACCAACGCATCACCAATCCAATTGGCAAAGCGCTCTTCGGTTAGCTTTTCGGTCGGTACGTACACAGCCCGCAAGGCCGTCTTGCCGACGTCAACACCTAGCCCGAGATAGCCGCGTGTGGTTTCAACGATTGTTTTTGCGTGTGACATCATTTCTCCAGACATGAGTTGACCTACCACCGCAGCCTCGAGTGGCGCGGCGTTTTCGTTTATTGAAGGTTTTTACGGAGCGAGATGCCTAGTTTTCTCAGGCACCTCGCGATGGGTCAGCTGATCGTCCGGATGCCGAACATGCGAAGGTGCATCTGCAAGTCGGCAACACGGCGGTAGAAGGAGGCGCTAGACATCCCAGACGCCTTGGCAGCTACGGGTAAGTCCAAGTGAGAGACCAGCAACTGTAAAAGACTCACTTGCTCGCCACTCATACAAGACAGGGCTTTCTTGATATCGTTTAGCGTTTCTGTTTCGGCAAACAAATCCGAATCGTCCGCCCACAGGGGGATATTTGTTTCAAACTGCTCGTCACTAAAAAATTCAGCGTTGTTGTCGTTCGCAGCATTTCGCTCAGATACGAAGGTAATCCGGGCACGGTCTTTCTTGAGTGCAGAAATAAAATCAGCTGTTCTATGCTCGGAAACTACACCAGTGAAAGTTCCAGGACTTCCCTTTGCAGGGTCAAAATGATCGGCTCGTTCCAGCAGATCCAAAACGATTTCTTGATACAAGTCCTCTCGCTCAGACTGGCTAAGTCCAGCTGACACGCCTGCTCTATATGCGCGGGTTTTAGCTGCGCTTATAGTCGCCTTAAATAAAGATTCATTTGCAGCTTCCTGTATTGGCGAAAGCCCAACGTCTTTGTTTTTGTTGACCCTACTGCGAGAGAGATTCTTTTTTGTTTGCACGATTTCGGCTCCGTTTACACATCCACGGAACCGATCATGAGGGTATTAATCCAGGATTAAAACAACTGTCCAGCGGTCGCCGCACAGTCTCAAAAGGACACCGCACAGTCTCAAAAGGACACCGCACGCTCGCCATTGGACGACGTACGTGCTCTGCAAATATAGGAGAGTGCATGGTCTCCTATGGACACCGTAAGTCAGTGTCAGCGAAAGCGAATATTATTATTTCGGGCAAACGCCCTTATCCAATCAGCAACAGTTCTATGGCTTCGCTGATGTCCTTGCTTTTCCAATACCTCAACGTAATGATCGGCAGCTTTCTCGGCGCTATCAAAGAGACGCGGATTTTTTGCAAAATCATCTAAGACAGACTGCTTGATATTTCTATTATCTTGATGGCGAATATCGTTATTTGCCTCTGACCTTTCGCGTCTGAGTGCTTGTGCTTCTGCCTGCTCTTCCTGCTTTATTTCCTCACGAAGCCGGTCATAATCTGCTTTTGTAATCTGTACCGCCGCTCCTGCTTGTAGCTTTTCTATTTTTTCTTGGTACCTTCGCTCTACTCGTTCAATATCACGCAACTTTTCCGAAAAACATACCGCTTCAGTAGCGTTGATGAGTTTTCGGGAAAGACTTGCGACTTCACTGGGGCTATATTGCTTATCTTCTCGGGGAACATATTCAAACGGCTTTACCTTAAGCTTGAAATTCAAGTCTCGAACATACTCAGCCAAAATGCACAAAGCGTACACAGCAAAGTACTCGTACTCTTGTACGTCCTTAACTTCGACTGCTTTCGGGTCAAATCCCCATGCCAAAGCTTCAACAAGTGCATCTAGTTCAGGGGTATTGTCAGATGTATGGATGTCGTATTCGTCATAGGCCTCGTCCACAAAATCAATGAAATTTCCTTCATCATCGCTTTCCAGAAAACGGAAGTTACGATCATTTCTGATCTCTTCGAGCTTCACTTCTCGTTCATGTTCGAAATAATGTTCGATTAAATACGCAGCGTCGGTTGCTATCGTTTGAATATCCTCGACGGATCGATTGCCCAATCTTAAAGTGGATCGAGCGCGCATTGCGATATTTCCAGCTTCATGAAATGGAGCCCACGGCAACTCTCCGTTTAGGGGGTCAAAATGCTCGAATTGACTGTAGTGACGCATAGGCAGCACTTTCTTTACGATTAATTGTTAAATGTATTGCAATTTAAATTGCATCTTAATAGAACAGAACTTGCATTGTGTCACTTTGCCAAGCTCTGAGAAAGTTACAGCCTAGCGGCGGTATGAACCTTCATGCCAGCCACAACTTCAAACTCCTCAAAAGACAAGTCCTGCATCCACCCACCCGAGTTCATCGCTGGTGCCATTTTGGCAATGGGTGTCATTCGCATCCTCGATAGACAAGATGCACTTGATAAACGTACCGAACAGAGCGTTAGTACGAGTTGTACTGACTACCAAGGAGAACGCCTGTGACCGATACCGTCGCGGCCCGTGTGGCCGCCCTTAAAACCACAAGCGTGGTTGAATTAAAAAAAATGTGGCGCGAGTTATTCCACAACGAACCGCCACCGTTCAATCGCCGCTTTATAGAAACACGCCTTGCCTACCGCATCCAAGAGCTCGTGCACGGTGGACTCAAGCGCGAAACCCTCAAACGTATTGAATTGCTGGGGGAGCAGCTGGATGGCGGCAAACAAGAAGTTCGCCGGCGCAGAGTGGACAACCGACCAATTGCAGGTACCCGACTGATTCGGGAATGGCAGGGCTGCCCATATGAAGTTGTTGTCGGGGTGGACCACTTTGAATATCAAGGACGGCCCTACAAGTCGCTTTCCAGTATTGCTCGCTCTATTACTGGCACCAACCGAAACGGTTGGGCCTTCTTCGGTCTTTGCTCAGCAAGGGGAGCTTCATGAGCAACGAACAGAAGCGCTTGATCTGCGCCATATACACACGCAAGTCCACCGAGGAAGGGCTGGATCAGAACTTCAACTCCTTGGACGCTCAACGCGATTCATGCGAAAACTACGTAGCCAGCCACAAACCAGAAGGTTGGGTTATGTCGAGAACCCGATACGACGATGGTGGGTACTCTGGTGGCAACATGGAACGTCCCGGCCTTAAACAGCTGCTGGATGACGTGCGCTCAGGACTTGTAGACATCATCGTGGTCTACAAAATTGATCGCTTATCCCGATCTTTGGCAGACTTTGCCAAGCTGGTTGAAATCTTTGATGAGCACAAAGTGACATTCGTCGCTGTCACCCAAGCATTCAACACCACCAACTCGATGGGGCGACTTACGCTCAACATTTTGCTGTCCTTTGCGCAGTTCGAACGTGAGTTGGCTGGCGAACGCGTGCGGGACAAGATCGCAGCGTCACGTCAACGCGGAATTTGGATGGGTGGAATGCCACCATTGGGGTATGACGTCGTTGACCGCAAATTAGTCCCCAACCCCAAAGAGGCTGATCTAGTACGCGAATTATTTGCCCGCTTTGCTGCCCTGCCATCCATGGCTCACTTAGTTCGTGAACTGAGAGCTAAAGGTGTGACATCAAAATCCTGGACAACCGTCAAGGGACACGAGAGGCATGGCAAGCTTATCGATAAAGGCTACATCTACAAAATCTTTAAAAATCCTGTCTACATTGGCTTGGTCGCTTACAAAGGCAGTCGATACCCTGGACAGCACAGTGCCATCGTTGATCAAAGTCTTTGGGACAGCGTGCAAGCAGCGCTCAGCACAGGCAACCAAAACGTCAAGGGCGGCTCAGCAGCCAGAGAAACAAAAGCACCAACCATCTTGCGCGGACTTCTCTTCTCCGAAGAAGGTCGTGCCTTTACTCCAGGCTGGACCAGCAAAGGCGCAAAGCAGTATCGGTATTACATCAATACAAACTCGATCAAGCTTGGAAAAGAT